CAGCGTGTCACCGTCCGGGCAGAAGACAGCAACGCAGCCGACAAAATCCACGCCTCGGATTGTGCAGCAATAGGGAAGCCCGAGCAGACGGCCTTCTTCGTTGCAGATTACAACGACCCCGAGGTCTGGGAAGGTGACGGTCTCGATGTAACCGCCGACGATTCGCTGCAGATTGCTGAGTGATGTGCTGCAGCAGGTAGAATACCAGTCGGATTCTGGGCGCTTCAAAAAGCACCTAATTTTCTTCATGTTTTCTTCTTCCTTTCTTCCGCTGCTTGATCGCGGATAAACTGCATCGCGGTTTCCCACAGCGTAAAGCGATGCGGATTCCCGTCCACGTCCACCAGATAGTAGCCGTCCATTCGCTGCAGCTTCACGCAGGATGCCGTTTTCCCGGCTTCTGTGCCTTCGTCCGCGTCAGACGTGCTGGCGGTTCGCTTCGGATCTCGCTCCGAAATTTCCGCCCCACACGCGGCGTAGCCAGCCAGATCGATGTAGGTGTCCGGTTTGCTGCCCGCTTTCGCGCGGGCGATCTTCAGCAGCGCCATCATCATGGCCACGTCCTTCGGCGTGATGTCCGTGCCTGTGTATGCCGTCCACAGCGCCGCGATCACGGAGAAGTTATCCTCCGGGCTGCCGTAGTCATCTTCCCGGCTGCCGCACACGCATTCGGCGGCGGCCTTCAGGGTGTCCAGTCTGTTCATCGCTCACACCACCGCCTCGCGCAGTGTCTCCTGCAGGAAGCTCAGCTGCTGCCGCAGATCGTCGATCGTGCGTTCCTGCCGCGCAACTTCGGCTGAGAACGCCAGCGCCTTGCGCCGTTCACCGCAGAATCTGTTTTCCGCTTTCTCGCGCTGTTCGTGCTCCTGCTCGGCGTAATCTGCCAGCCGCTGCACCGCGTAGCGCGCTGCCGGCGAGAAATCTGCGTTCGAGCGTGGCCTGTGCAGCAGCTCGTGTACCTGCTCGATTGGGTCCATCACGCCACCCCCAAGAACGAAAAAATTGCATGGAACAGCCACCCCGCCAGCGCGATGCCGCCGAAAAACCCCGTGCAGAACAGCACGTCCTCCGCGCACCACACGATGTATCTGCGCGCCTTTGCCCGCGCGCGCGGGTCTCCAAAT